GCTCGGCGGTGAACTGCAGTTCCTTGGGAACGATCATCTTGCGGGCGGTCAGAGCGACCTTCAGGCCACGTTCGTCCGTGAACGCTGCGATGTCGATGATGCCCTGTTCGAGAGAGGTCTCGTTCAGGTCAGCAGGCACGGCAGGCGTGTTGGAGAAGTTGGGGCCCAAAGCGGTCGGGTGAGCGGTAGAGCACAGAGCAACACCGTCACCGCCAGCGTAAGCGCCGCCAGTGAATGCGTTGTTCAGCACCGAAGCGCCCTTGACCTGCTTGGTGTTGGCCATCGAACGAGCCAGAGCCTTGGTGTAGCGAGCCGACAGGCGGTCATAGAGGTTGTCCTCCACGGCCTCTTCGGTCAGCGCGAACGCCATAGCGATGGTTTCGTGCGTGTAGCGAGCAGTGAACGATTCCAGAGCGGTATCGTATGCCACACCAGCGCCTTCAGTCTTCACCGGAGCGGAGCCGAAGCCAGTCAGCATGACTTCTTCTTCAAACGCACGGTCCGAGGTCTCGATGGAGAAAATCTCCTCGTGCTCGTTTTCGTAGCGCTTGTACTCCAGACCGAACAGAGCGTTCAGACCGGGCTCCAGTTCTTTAACGAGTTGTGAACGGGTAATGGCCATGATTACGCTCCATCAGCAGCAACGCCAACACTGCCGTATTGGTGTTGATTGAGTTTGACAACGAGAACTGCATAGTTGCCCAGAGCATTGCCCGGGTCGTCATACAGGCCCACGATTTTGAAGGTCAACGCAGCGGTCTTGGCGATAGACGCAGACGACAGCGAACCGTTGGAAACCCCAGAGGTGGTGCTGCCAGTGGTGGAAGCGGTGGGGTCAGCGTTTTTGCCAATGTTGGCTTGGGTGACGTTGCCATCGGCTTGGACGAGGAACAACTGGCTCGGATCGTCCAACACTTCGCAAAGGATGATGCCATTGGTGGTGTTGATGCTACCGGGGTAGTAGTTTTTCCAAGTCGGCTTGTCAGCACGGGTTGGGTCGTTGTACTGGCAACCGTTGAACACGCCCGTAGGTGCGTTGTGGGTGGATGCATCGTACTTGATGATGTAGCCGTCATAGACTACAACGAGGTCGCCTTGGTAGATCGCTCCGGCTTGGTTGTTGGCAATCTGATACCCGTATTGTTTCTGGGCACCAGTAGCCGACAGGTTACCGGAGGGACGCAGACCAAAAGGCTTGTTGATGTTTGCCATTTGCTTGCTCCTGTGAGTTGGGACTGCCAGCGTTCCTTAGGTTGGCTGGCGGAAAGTTGTGCGCGAACTCCGCTCGGGCGATTGGATTCGCATTGTAGAGTGTGCGTTCTCACGCATCATCTCGTTGTCCACTGCAAGCAACTGGTCCTGAGCCTTCCGGCGGAAGTACGCATTTCGCTCCTCAATCGTCTCCTTGGGAATCTTGGCAAGCAAGAGTCCACCGACAGCAATGACTCCGGCGTGTTTGCCGTCATCCATCGTCGGAAGAATCGCGTGGTACTCTTCCGGCACATCTTCCAAGCGCACGAGTTCATAACCTTCGCGCATCTTGGAGTAGACGTTTTGCTTGTCTTGGAAACCGTTGACTTCGGCACGAATCCAGCGGTACTCATAGCCTTCGGGGGCAGGCGGCGTGTCAAGACGCGAGGGCGGAGTCCACGGCTTGCGGCGTTCAGTCTTGGCGCGGGTGTCCGCACTGCGGCTGGCACGATCAATTTTCATTTCGCTCATGGTCTTCACTCCTTCACATACTTGGCATATTCCTCGAGAGGAACGCCCAGTTTCTTCGCAATAGCAACCTGACTCGGCGACAGCCGGACAGTACGGCGCACAGTGTTTACTCCCGAACTACGGGTTGCAGGTGCAACAGCGGGTGCGGAGCGCTGTTGTCTGGTCGATTGGGTAGACGATTGCTCGCCTGCAAAGTGCTTCGGAAACTCGTTCCGTAGCCTTTGGTCCAATTCAGTATAGTACTCGTCAGAACTCGGGTCAATGCCCTCCTCCTCGATGAGTTGTTGGTGGATGCCCCACGCAGCGTAGGTCATCATGCGGTTCTGGCCAAACCAAGGGTTGGCAGCGGCCCATTCCTCAGCACGGGGGTCCGGTGCTCGCGGCGCGGGCTGGGGAGCCTGCTGGACGGGCTGCTGATAGTTCTGGGGCTGCTGATACTGCTGCTGGACCTGCTGCTGGTAGTTCTGGGGCTGGTCCTGCAGCCAAGTGGCCACCTGACGCTGCTCCTGAACCAAAGCCGCCAGACGCTCCTGCGCCTCGGTCTCAGTATCGATGTCGTTTTCCTCACGCGCCTTTTTGATGATCTGGCGCAGTGCGGCTTGCTGGGTCTCCAAGCGGGCCTTCGCCTCGTTCAAACGGCTGTAGTCCGTGTGCACGAGTTTTTGCTGAAGCGCTTGCGCCTGATTTTGCAGACCCTTGGCGTATTCCAAGGCGGCCTGCTCACGGCGCTCGGCCTCTCGCATGCGAGCGGTCAGTTTGGCGATGCGTTTCTGGACGGTGTCGTTCACCGCATCGAGTTCCTGCCGCTGGGACTGGTTGTTGTCTTGCGGAGCGGGTTGCTCCACAACAGCAGGGGCTTCGTTGGCTTTTCCGTCTTCGGACTCTTCGCCGAAAGTCACGTTGGTGGCCTTCTCGTCAGCGCCGAGATCGAATTCCAACTGTTCGTCGTTCATTACAGTTGCCATTTTTTACCTCACATGTGCAGAATGTCTTCTGGGTCTTTGATCGTCGCGAGAATCTCGTCGTCGTTCAGGATGCGGATTTCACCGCCGTCAATCATCATGCGAGCGCCCGCATAACGACCAAAGATGATCCAGTCCCCCTCCTTGCACCAAGGGCCGTCAGGGAACTTGTCGGTGTCCTTGTAGGCCAAGGGGCCCACGGCAAGGACGTATGCGCATGTGGTGGTGAGTTGCTGGCGCTCGAGTGTCTCTTTGGCCAGTTCGATGCCGCCAGCGGTCTTCTGTGCTCCTCGGTAAGGCAACACGACCACGCGCCAGCCCGTGGGCTTGGGCAGGTGGTCCCGCATTGATTCGCCTTGCTCGATGTGCTCGGCTTTGGCGGCCTCCGCAGCGGCTTTCTCTGCGGCTTCCCGGGCGGCAAGTTCTTCAGCCTCTTCCGCCCACTTCTTCTCCAGTGCAGTTGCTTCCATGGTCTTCCTTTTTAGTCGGGGTTTTTGTCCAAGAGGTCTTTCACAACATCTTCAACAAATCGGTACCCCTCGAGGCGACCCATAAGGAACTTGTACTGCTCCATGTCCTTGACAGCGCCATTGACGACCATGCGCTCCGTGTCTTCACGAAGGCGCTTGACGGCAAAAAACACTTTCTCGGCAAATTCAAGCATGGATTTCTCCTATGAGGCGGTCACTTCACCCGTGACCGAGGGGTCTTGTGCACATTGTGCACTATTTTTACGCAATCTTCACCTTGCGGAACGCGTCCTTACGGTACACGTACTTCACGCCCGGTTTTTCAAGTTCCACTTTGCCCTTGGGCGGGCGCTCCACCTTGGGGGTTGGCGAGGGCTTGAGCATTTTGGAAGTTTTGTTGCTGGACTTGGGCGGCATGCTGCGCTCCTTGTAGGTTGAGGTTGGCCTGATCGAGGCCCGTCTTGGCCTGAACGGTCATGGCCTTGAGTTGGAGGTTGGCCTGATCATCCGCGATCTCGGCCTGTGTGCGCTGCTGATCCAGCGCCAAGCGGCCTTGGTCGATCTGGGTGCGAGCCTGATCGCGCTGCGCGTCCTGCTGCAGTTCCTGCTTCTTCAGCGTCACCAGCGGGTCCTCTTGGTTGCCAGCAAGTTGCTCCTGCATCTGCTTCATCTGCTGGAAGAACTCAGCGACCTTCAAGGCCACCATGGCCTCGCGCTGCAGCGGCGACACCAAGCCCTCGGGGTCGGTGCCGTACTGCTTGAACAACTCGGCTTCGGTCCATTCCTCGGCCTTCAAGCGGATGTGGTCGAAGCAGTGCTTCTGCAGCGTGACCGCAACCTGCGGCATGGAGCCCACGAGGGGCGACAGGCCAAACATCAGGTGCGACATGATGTGCGCATCGTGCTGCTGGCCAGCAAAAGCCTTCAGTGGCGAGCCATCCAGCGCCTGCGCGTTCTCGCTGGCCGGGTCCTTGGGCTTGTCCACGTTTTGGGTGTTCAGAATCTGGTCGATATCGCGCACCCCGATGGCCTCATACATGCGGCGGTATGCCTCGTACATGTTGTGCATCTGCGGGTTGCTCTGGGCCAGTTGCAACTGGGTCTGCGCGAGCGTGATGC